ATCCACGATGATGTAGCACCCCTCCGGGAAGCTCATGCCATACTGCGCTTGCATGCTGTCGCCCCTTACCTCCAGTGCATAACACCGGGGCGGTAACTTGGCCCTTGGCGCAACCACCCATTTATCGCACAGCTCAGGCACCACGCCAGTTGGCGAGGAAGTCCAGAGGCCAGCTTGCACCCATGAAAGCACAGGAACCCGCTGCGCTGGATCCGGTACCACTTGGGCGAGCGGCCCTCCATCGGCCTCGGCAAGCATGGTATCCAGGGAGGTACCAAGCGATCGGGCAATGTTGCGTGCTATGTAAACGGATGGCGTCAGTTCTCCTCGCTCAATGCGAGATAAGTGACCGGTCTGAATGACACCATTCATCTCTTCGCAGACACGTTGAAGAGTCCAGCCTTTAGCCTTCCTAAGTCGTCTTATGACGTTACCAAAATTCATCATCTTATAATCCGTCGAAAAAAGTCTGGCATCAATGCGGATAGTGAGAATAGAATTGAAAATTTTTCTGCGAATATGCACAATGACGGGTGCCCAACACTTAGTAATGGAAACCCGGAAAAATGACCGAAGACCAAATAATTATCGAACATACCAATCGCTGGCTGCAGGAAACGCCCTGGAGCATTGAGCGGTTTGCCACTGAGCTGCTAGTTCCGCAACTCGAGCAGCTTGAACTTAGCAACCAGAAAGACATCACCACGGCCGACGAGCTGCACCGCTGGAAATCAGCGAAAGGCGTTCAAGTCGGCCGAATCATACGCGCCTCCATGAATTTCCCCATGGCCTGGAAGTGGCCCTGGGTTAATTCACTGCCTGAACCATACCGCTCCGAGTGTCGTCGTGACTTGCTGGCCCTGGCCGGCGTTCTCGATGTTCCGCTACCGAACAGCAAGCAGGGCAAATGCGGCCAAGCCACCCGAGCCTATTTGGCCGACATGATGCGCGAGTTCGCTGACGTCGTTGCCAGTTCCGCTCCCGCCCAGGATGGGGTCTACGACTCCAAGGATGACAAGCAAGTCACTCAGAAATACATCGACGAAATGGTTGATGTGATCGAGGTGCTGCACCGCGAGCTCTTCGCCGTCCGCCAAGGCACTGGCTGCGTGAGTCGCCGGCATCGCCTGGTGTTGTCAGTTCAACTAACGGAAGAAACCCAATGAGTGATATTGCAGATCAGGCACAGGACGTCATCGAGCAGCACCTGACGGCTAGCCTGGCGAACAGGAAGCACAACATCAACCCAGCCATCCCAAGCGCGAAGTATTGCGATGACTGCGAGTCGGAAATCCCAGAGGCTCGCCGTCGCAGTCTTCCTGGTGTCCGCTTGTGTGTTGATTGCGCTTCTCTGCAGGAGATTAAAGGCCGACATCAAAGGTAGGGGCGCATGAGAGTACGGGAATACAACGAGCAGCAACTTGACTGGGTGCGCCTTCGAATCTTTCAGGCGTATTCGCTGCATATCAAGGGTAAGCCATTGTTTGAGGGCACGCAGTACTGTGTTCCGGCCTCTCACATAAAACGCGCCAAGACGAAAAAAGAACGAATCGAAAAAGAGCTCCGCGGCGACCTGTTCCAGGTGAAGGGCCGAGAGTCTCGCAGGGGGAAAAGTTCCATGCCATTGCCGCCTTGGGCATTCGAGGATAGCAGAGTCGTCCGTGTGGTGAATGCCCTCCCTGATGGCCAGCGCCATTGGATCATGTACGCATACAGCGACTGCTACAACTGGGACAATGAGTCCGGTGCGGTTGTCGCTCTCTGGAAGGAGTTCGAGCCAGAGCTGGAAGGTGTTCGCGATGACACCCTGCAGAAGCTGAAAGGCATGGCTTACCTCTGTGTCCAGGACTTCAAGAACATCAAGAACCGAGGCAAGCCTGCACACTTGCCCTCTCGCATTCGCCAGCTGACTGGCGTGCCAGAGGGAAACTGGCGGCGTGACTGGTTGCCGCGCTGGAGACGAATGCAGCAAATCCTGACTGAGTTCGACCGTGCGGCCCTGGCCAAGGTGATGGAGGTGATTTGTGACCGACACGTTGCCTAACGCTATGAACTGCACACACTGCGGCACTGCGCCGGAGATGCGCCGCGACGAAAGCCGCGGCCTTTTCATGCCTGCGTGTCCCCAGTGCAAATTCCACGCTGAGCCTTGCTTTACCGAGTCCAGCTCCATCGCAAGGTGGAACAGGGCCAACGAAGAGCAGCGCTCTTGTCTTGGTTGTGGCTCTCAGCCGCGCCTGAGACATAGCAGGCTGCGTGATATGTGGTTTTATCAATGTAAGGGCTGCGGCTGGCGTACCGGCCTTGTGCATACCGCTCAGGGCGCCTTGTGCGCCTGGCATACATCGAACAAGGAAAACGACGCCCACTATCGAATGCTGTGGCAGGCCCGTTATGACGAGCTGGTTGAGCAGCGGCAGCGCGAGAAGGAACAAAAGGACTAATGAACAAAAGTACAAATGAACCTTTGCACAATTGGCACGTGCACCACTATAAGCGCCTGCTTTGCCGCTTGGCAGAGCATGAGCGACGACCGCTTGCGCAGCTTCACTGGTACACCGAGTGCATGAAGGAAGAGAATCCGAACTGGCGACCTTGCTACAAAAAGAGCGCCGCATAATGTTGGCAATCCGCCCTTTATTGATTGAAATAAGCCCTTAAAATAGCGGGGCTTATTTTTTAGAAGGACGGCGGTATGAATAAAAACATGGTTTATTTTGGTTTGGTGGTTGTTGCTGTAGTACTTTACCTGGTGTTTTCAGGTGGCAATCCATACAAGAAGGCAGTGGATCACCTGGAGCTGGCTTATTTGAAAGCCTACTCCGGCCAGCAGGGCTACTCTGTTCGGTGCCAGTACAAAGAGGTCGACGGTCGGCATTGGGTGTTGTGTACCAGTACGCCAGCCAAGAACGCAGGGCTCTGGCAGGTCACCGGTGACGATGGTCAGTTCGAGTACTTGGCCAGCAACGGCAAGGCGCTGACTGCGATGGAGCGGTTCCAAGGGTCTGAGTTCCGCCGCAATCCTGACTCGAGCCAGATAAGTGCGGCCCTGGCAGCGTTTAATTAAACAAAAGACCAAATGTTCAAAAGAACATATTGACAAAATGACACGCCTAGAGTTAGCATTTTGCTAAATTGCGATAACTGCGTAAAAAAGCCCGTCACTGAACGGGCTTTTTTATTGCCTGAAAACCAACAAACTGACAAAAGTTCATTTGTACAACCCCGCCACCGTGCGGGGTTTTTTATTGGAGTATCGGTATGGATTTGAGCACCCTTATCGCCCTGCTAACTCTGATTGTGCTGGTTGTCGGTGGTTTGCTCTCCCTCCTTTGGGGAAAGGTGAACAGCATCTCTCAGCAGCTGGCCGACGAGCGTGTCCGGTCTGCCGAGAAGTACATCACCTCTCACGAAATGGAGCGGCGCCTCGAGCAAGCCATTGCACCGCTGGAGCGAACGCTCGAGCGGATGGAAAACCAGAACAACCAGATTTTCCAGCTGTTGCGCCGCCACTACCACGCGGAGGCCAACTAATGGACAAGCAGCAAGCGAAATCAATCGCCATCAACGAAGTGATCGAACGTGAAGGCGGCTATGTGAATCACCCGGATGACCGAGGCGGCCCTACTCGTTGGGGCGTTACCCAGGCGAAGGCTCGGGAGCACGGTTATCACGGTGACATGCGCGACTATCCGGTCGAGGCAGCTTTTGCTGTTTATGACGCGGATTATTGGCAGCGCATGAAGCTGGACGAAATTGGCGACTACAGCCCAGACCTGGCTGTGAAGCTGTTCGACTTCGGTGTGAACAGTGGAACGGGCCGGGCGGCTCGTCATTTTCAACGGTTGCTCAACTCACTGAACAACCGCGGCGAGTTTTATCCGGACATTAAGGTCGACGGCGCTATCGGTCAAAAGACCCTGGCTTCGCTGGCCGGCTTCTACCGCAAGCGCGGTGAGGCAGGCTTGGCCGTTCTGGCCCAGTCGCTTAACGGCCTGCGCATTGCTTTTTGCGTTGGCATCACTGAGGACAACGAGTCGCAGGAAGTATTCGCCTTTGGCTGGTTGTCTCGCATCGTTCATTTGTAAGGAGCTGAAATGGAACCTTTGACCATTGCGCTCGGCCTGGCCAAGTTGACCGGGCTGGATAAGAAAATCGGCCGCTGGATTGGTGGCGACAATGGCGAGGAGGTTGCCGAGAAGGT